GAATTTTACCTACACAGCACAACCTACAGGAACTAATATTGTATCTCTAGCAGATATGAAGCTCTTCCTACGTGTGGACCATACAGATGAAGACGCAACTATAACGGCGATTATTGACGCCGCCACTCAGTCAATACAGGACTACACAGGTAGACACTTTAAAACTACGACCTGGCTTTTGACATGTCGAGACTTTAACGATTTAGAGGTACCGTACTCAGCAAATACTGTAACCGGTATCTCATACTACGAAGAGAATAACAACACACCTATAACTCTAAATACAAGCAAATACTACAGCGGTATTGAGCTCGGTATAATGAAGATCATATTTAGAGATACGCCTACAGCGGACCCCTACAGAATCGGAGCCGTTAACGTTATTGGTTCGGTAGCTAATCAAATAAACCCTCCACTAACTCACGCCATCAAAATGCTGGCAGCCCATTACTTCGAGAACAGGCGAGCTGTAGTAGTCGGAACTATTACGGCCGTTATACCTTTTGGTATAAAAGCAATTATAAACCCCTACAGGCTTATATCTCTTAAATGAATATTGGCTCATTAGATAGGAGGGTAATAATACAGGGCCCTACGTCAGTTATAAACGACTACGGCGAGCGCACTGTGAGCTGGTCCACATACGCTACTGTTTGGGCTGCTATAGATCGCAAAGACTCAGCCTCACAGCGCAATAGCGCCGAGCAGCTTGTAAGCTTTCAATCCGTTACGTTTATGATTCGTCAATCTTCTCAGGTGGCTCTACTTTCACCGTCTTACAGGATTAGCTACGGCGGTAAAATATACGAGATTTTAGGAGTCCAGGAAGTAGGCCGCGAACAGCTTAGAGTGATCACTGAACTACTTGTGAACTAATGAGTGTAACTATCTCAGGGGCTAACCAGCTATACAAAAACATTGATAAGCTAGCCAAGTGGAGCGTAAAAGACTCGGCGGCTCTAGTGAATATAGGTGAAAGAGTAGGTAATGTATACGCCAACTACTTAGCGGCTAACGTAAAAGACCTAGACAAAGACACTTCTTTGAGAGGCAGAAAAATAAAGAAGGGCCAGCTTAGAAAGTCCTCAGGCACATGGCAGCCAGATAAAGATAGAAATACGGTTATGGCTGGGCCTAGAACTAACGCAATAGGACGCCGTAAAACTCGCAAATATCAGGATGGTTTCTATGCTCATATTGTAGAGAAAGGAGATTTCGGCCCCAGGTTCGGAGGTAAACATAAAACTCAAAACACAGGAGTATTCTCTAGAGGTATGAAGGCTACAAAAGGGAGGAGCGAGAAGCTGCAAATAATTTTACTCAGACAGGAATTTGCTAAATATACAAGTAAGCTATGAAGGTAGGGAAAGCAATATATAACATACTCTCTAGGGCTATACCAGTACAGCAAAACATTGGCTTTAGTACTGACACCTTCGCGCCCTCTGGGGAGGAGCTTGTAACGAATGGAAATTTTAGCGCTACAGGTTCGGAGCTTGTAACGAATGGAGATTTTGCAAATGATAGCAATTGGAATAAAGGCACAGGCTGGAGCATTGCAAATGATAAAGCATCATGTGATGGCTCACAAAGCTCAAATTCTAATTTATATCAAAGTTTATATACAGTAAACAAATCATATAAAACAACAATAAACGTTATAAGAACTGCTGGCACTTTAAAAATCTTTACCGGTACACCGTCAGGAACTTTAACGATTACAGCAAACGGAAGCTATGAATATATAGGTACAGCATCTTCTTCAACTACACTATATATTCAAGCGCAATCTGATTTTGTTGGCTCAGTTACAAACGTTTCTGTAAAAGAACTTGGCGCGGGGTGGACGTTAGGTACTGGTTGGAGTATAGGAAATCTTAAAGCGATAAGCAACGGCTCACAAACAGCTCAAAGTAACTTATATCAAACTGGAATTGTACCTATAAATAAAACTTATAAAGTTGTTTTTGATATTGTAGTAAATGCTGGAAGTATGGTTGTCGCGGTAGGGGGTTCTAATGCACAGCCGACAATTACATCTACCAACACATATACCTATTACACGAAAGCTACTGGCGGAGATTCGAATTTTTATTTTTCGGCTGGTTCTACATTTGTTGGATCAGTAACAAACGTATCAGTTCAAGAGATGGTACTCACTAAGATCTTCCCAGAGATCGCGCCTCCAGATATTAACCCCCCTTATATAGTCTATTCAGTTGTAAGCAACCAGCCCAGCAATACAAAGAACGAGAACGGCGAGATAGACGAGGCGAGCTTAGAGGTGTACAGCTTTCAGGATACATATAACAAAACTGTTGATCTAGGGGTAGCTGTTAGGGCTTCTCTGGACCGTGTAAATGGAACGTTCGCCACAGTTAAAGTCGACTCTATTAACTACACCAACGAGCAAATGGACGTTAACGAAAGTCGCAAGCTTTGGGCTGCGATTCAGGATTACACCGTAAGAATTAAAAATATATAAATGGACTTAATAGCTACACACTGGCAGAGTATAATCTTCGCCTTACTAATCGCAGCGAGGGCGATCTTCTCACTCGTACCGTCAAATAACCCAGCGGTAAAAATATTTGGGTTTATAGATATTATGGTCACGGCCTTAGTCGGTGGTGACAAACGTAGAAGAAAAAACAAAAATTAGAAAATATGGCAGAAACAACTGGAATAATTAACGGCTCAAATCTTAAAGTAACTTTAGCCGCTGTTGGTGCTAGTGAAGTTTTGGTGAACAACCTTACTGACTGTAGCATAAGTACTAACGTAGATATGAGGGACACAACTACGAAATCAAACGCGGGATATAAAGCTTTACTTCCTGGTATGATGGAGGCTACTCTTTCCTTTAGTGGGATGTTTGCTAACGATGCTACAAACGGCTTTCACGAGCTCTTCGACTTTCAGAACGCAAAGACTAAGCTAGATGTTAAGTTAACTCAGATTATAGGCTCAGGCTCAACGCCTAACGCTGGCGATATGGAGTTCGAAGCAAAAGGCTTTATAACAGCTTTAGACTTAACAGGAGGTACTGAAGACAACGCTACATTCACATGTCAAGTACAACTCGTCGAGACTATAGCTTATAACGTTATCTCATAATGGTTATAACACTCAATGAAAAAAGCTATCCGGTAAAAGCTACGCTTAGAGCTTGGAGAAATTTCGAGAAGTCTACAGGGGTTAAGGTCGTAGAGGTTGACGCTTCAGACGTTACTTTGATACCTGAGCTAATTTACTACTTTGTAGTAGATGGCTGCGCGGCTCAATGTATAGAATTTAATTTGAGTGTAGACGAATGGCTCGGGCTAATTACGGTACAAGACTTACCTAAGTTAGTTAAAGTCATGGAGTCAGCGATGGGAGGAGATCCTAAAACTGACACAAAAAAAAAGAAGAGAAAGAGCCTCTAACATGGAACAGAATAGAGGAGCTGGGGTTAGGTCTGTTAGGCTTAGCCCCGGCGGCTCTTTATTCTTTAACGTTCGAGGAGCTAAGTAATGCAGTACAAGGGAAGAGAAAAAGCCAGGAGATACTAGAGCGCTCTAATTGGGAGCGAACCAGGTGGCAGACTGCACTACTGTTAAACGTACACACTAAGAAGGGGGCGAGTATAAAGCCCAGAGATTTAGCAGTCTTCCCATGGGAGAAAAAGGAGATAAAAAACAAGCCACAGCTGGACGGTCTTAGGATGCTTAAGAGCTTGGCAAAGAATAAAAAATAATGGCAAAGCTCGGAGATTTAGTAGTACATATAGGCGCTAATACAAAAAACCTTAACGATAGCCTAGGTAGAGCACAGCGTAATATGCGCTCAATGACTCGTAATTTTACGGCGCTCGGTCAGCAAATGACGCGATCTATAACTCTACCTATTTTAGGTATCGGAGCCATGGCGATAAAGAGCGCTGCGGACCTGGAAAAAATGGAGGTAAGCTTCATCTCATTAACTGGAGGCGCTAAGCAAGCGGCCGACATGATGAAACAGCTCAACGAGTTCACAGCTAATACGCCATTTCAGATTGACGCTGTAGCTACCTCAGCGCGTCAGCTCATAGCTTCAGGTACTAAGATAAGCGAGGTAAATGAACAGCTCCAATTCTTAGGAGATATCGCAGCTACAACAGGCCAGCCCATTAACGAGATAGCTGCGATCTTCTCAAAGGTTAACGCCAAAGGGAAGGTAGAGCTAGAGAGTCTTAACCAGCTAGCGGAAAGAAGTGTACCGATATTCAAAGCTTTGTCCGATGCTACCGGCTTACTACCCTCAGAGCTCGGCGCTGGAGCTGTAAGCGTAGAGCAGTTTAACGCTGTATTGAAGAGCTTTAGTGACGAGGGAGGGCTAGCGGAGGGCGCTATGGATAAGCTAAGTAAAACAGCTTCAGGAAAGTTTAGCACAGCCCTAGACAATTTGAAGCTAGCCGGGGCCGCTTTAGTTAAAGACTTGCTACCAGCTTTAAACGCTGTACTAGATAAAACTATAGATCTAGCCAAAGGCTTCACAAGGCTTTCAGATGAAGCTAAAAAGAACATACTAAGTATTGGAGGTTTAGCGGCTACTATTGGGCCGTTACTTATTATCGTGCCTAGGCTAATAGCTGCAATAGACGCCGCTAGAG